TGAATAAGGAACGCGCATTTCAAGTGGCTTTCCTTGAAGCTTGCGAACACCGCGAATTTGAATCAATCGCTCTTGCGGATCGGTCACCGGCTTGTAAGGCTCTTTGATTGTCATTGTTAAAACTCCGTCTTGATAACTTCGGGATATTTGCGGTTGACAACAACGCTAATCTTTGTAGGTACCGCTAGTTGAGCAACCCATAACAAAGCTTCGGTTACTGTTGGCGGTGCAACTTCGCTATCCATGCGTCTTTTCCACCATGCGCGGGCAATGTGACCGGCTCGCCCGCTATGTTCAAGGCAAACAACTTCGCTGAACGCTCTTGCACCGCAAACATAATTGACTTTCAAAATGCCAACACCGTTCTTTTCGATTTTGCTATACAAGGCGCGTTGAACTTCGAAATCTTGTATTTCAGGAAATTCTGTTCTAATAATTTCTTCAGTCCCCGCCGAAGCTTCGATATGAATTTGAAAAGGAAATTCAAAACCACACACATGACAAACTTTCGCGTTTGCATGGCAATAGGTTCCGCACTGATCGCAAACGCGAATTGGAGCAACACCGGGGGCGGCGCTTCCTCTTGCTTTTGGTATTACAGGATCGTTGATTGGTCCTAACCGTTGAACGTTGCGAGCAAAATCTAATCCTAAACAATTTGTTTTTCCTTCAAACGGGCGTCCGCCCCGGCCATATTTTTGGACGTGCAAGCCGGTTGACATTGTAGGAGCTAGATCGATGATCAAATCAATAGGCGGGTGATCCTGTCCTGTTGTGAATACACCCTTGTTCACTAAATTTCTAATTTTGCCAAGCTTGTAATCTCTAATAATTGCATCGCGTTTTGCACCGCTCATTTTTGAATGAACAGCTTCGCAAGGAATCCCAAAATTGCGAAACATTGCCGCAACGTGTTCAGCGTGTTTTACTCCACTTGCAAATGTTAACCAGCAATCGCGATCAGAACCTAATTCAATTGATTCTTTACAAGCAAGATAAGTTATATCTTGAACGTCAACAGCGGCTTCCAATTGTTTCAAATTGAAATCCCCGGCTTGAATTCCAACTTTCGAAACATCCAATTGTGTGTTTGTTCGTTTTGGAATAATCATTGCCATAAAGCCGTTATCAATAAACCAATTGAACCATTGCATTGTTGTCATATCAACCGCAACGTCTGTGAAAATTCCCATATCGATAAGCGAACCTTGTCCGGTTCGATAGGGCGTTGCGGTGAATCCAATTACAATCAAATTTGGATTCACAAGAAGTTGCTTGGCAATTATAGTTGAATACATGGAACCATCTTGCCCATTCATCAAATGCGCTTCATCGATGATGAAAATATCAAACCGGCCAAGCGCTTCAATACTCTTTACAACGCTGGCAACACCGCCAAAAATAATTGGCATTGCGGTATCGCGCTGTTTCAATCCAGCGCTAAAAATTCCATACGGCGCTGAAGGCCAAATTTCAGCTAGCTTTCCAGAATTCTGCGTCAACAATTCTTTAACGTGAGTCATTGCAAGAATTCGCAATTCCGGCCATTGGGAAAGCATTTTATGAATGAACGAACCGATTACCAAACTTTTGCCGGTTCCTGTTGGCATACATACTAAAGGATGTCGCTTTTGCGTTTGATAAAGAAACGCGAGCAACGCATTTTCGGCTTGTGTTTGGTAGTTTCGTAAAGTAATCATCCGGCCAATGCTTTTTCCATTTTTCCTTGAATTGTTGTCATAATAGAACGCGCAACTAAGGTTGCTGTTACATCTTCGTTTTTGGTATCTTTTGTGAAGGTTAGAATTTCAGCTTCAGCTTGTTCAACTCCAGCTTTCATTCCTTCTGCAATCAAGGCACATTCTTCCTTGGTTAATTCAATTTCCATTAAAATTCCTTTCAAGTTTGGATTGGGTTATGTTGCGGGCAAGCGGCGAGAATCGCATCCGAGGGAATGATTTGTTGCCAGTGATCGCAAAACCAATTTGCGTTTTCAATGGGTCTTGAATAAGAGCAACTTCTACAATTAACGTCGCAAGGAACTCCATCAAAACAAATTGGTTGCATTTTGCACATCCCGCAAAGATAGTAATTCCTTTTGTTACTTATTCCTTTCGGCGGCTCTTTCGCATCGAATATTACAAACTGAGCTTTCTTGTAGGCATCTTCGGCAACTTCAAGTTCAAGAGGAACTAACTCAAAATACCAACTAGAGTCATTCTTGTTTTCGCAAACATAAAGAATGTTTTTGAATTGCAATCCCTTGCCATAAACGCTGTTTTGAATGAAGTGTTGTGTTTTGGTTTCGCGCATTCCTCTTTTATCAAGATCATTGAACGGCGAACCTGTTCCACTTGTTTTACACTCCAACCCGGTTGGCTCAATAATTCCCCAAGATGGAGCTATGAAAACTCCATCAACCGATCCGCCAAAATGCCCCTGAAGATCGCTGAACTTTAGTTGGGTTCCTTTTTCGTCTAGTCCATCGATGAATTGAAATCCAATTTGTTTCAACCAACGGCGAACGCGGACTTCTAAACCGTGTCCAACTTCAAACAATCGCAACATGCGGCCCGGATACGCTTCGCGGTGCATCCAATGAAAATGATAGAAGAGATAGCGCAAGCATTCGTTACCTATGACAGATGCACCAAGGTGCGAACGATAACCTTCCGTGTTGGCGTTTTCAATTTCTGTATCCACTGCCTTTAACATTGCGTCCGCAACTGTTCGCAATGCTTCGGGATTGTTCCAATCAACGATCATCGTTTCACCAAAAATGTTGGGGCAGAGTTGAGACTAACGCTCTGCCCCTGTACGTCTGTTGGATTTCACCCTTCGGTGACAGGCGTAGTCTTATTTTGCCCAAGGCGGCGCGGCGCTTGCAGCGGGCGCTCCAGTTGACGTTGAACCCCACGGCGGTGCTCCAGACGGCGGCGCAGCGGCTCCCCCGGCCCAAGGTGGCGATGTCGGCTCCGCCGGCGATGGCGGCGCTTGCGCGGCTGGCGGCGCTCCCCATCCCTGTTGTGCGGGCGCTCCCTGTTGTGGTGCGGGTTGGTTTCCGCTCTTTTGAGGATTCACCGGCAATGAACCGTCAGCGCATTTGATTTGCTTCACTTCTGAATATTTCGGGTTATCAGCTTGCGGCCCGATAGTGCAAATCAAACGTCCTCCGATCATTTGTTCCGTTGTTGCCAATTGTGGGCGTCCAATTGCGAACGCATACGCGGCGAGTTGTTGAAGCGCGATGCGCTTTGCAACTTCGCTTGGGTTGTAGATGTTCAGACGGTCAATTTGAACCATACCTTTCAAATCACCGTCCACACAAGTCAAGTGAATTGCAAGATAACCCGCGCCGGGGTTGTCTTTCACTTGTTGAGGCTCAACCTTCGTGATTTCGAGTCTGTAATCCCCAAGCGGAAAACAAATGCTTCCCCCTTGTGTTGGATCATAGTCAAAAGCATTAAATCGAAGTTCCATTTTTGCTCTCCGTTGTTGGATTGTGAAACGTTATGCAGCGGCTTTGATAAACAGCTTTGTTAAGTTTGGTTCTTCAAGTTCATTCAAATTGCCGCCGCGATCCTTCGCTGTCCACCAATCGGTATCATGTGTGTGAAATGCTTGGTAAACAACACCGGTTTCTGTTCGACCATGATGATGATGAAGAACCAAATCCCAAAAGTAAGGCAATGCGCTCATCAACTTTTCGGAAGGAATAACCGGGCAAGCTTTTTTGCCCAATCCGAATTCAACATATTGTTCCCAACAAATCAAAACAACATGGCGTCCCTTGCTATCGCGGAACGCTCGAATCAATTCATAAACAGAATCTTGCATTGCACCGTAAGCTTTGCGAGGGTCTTTTGTTTTTGTTTTTTCTTCTGCAAGAATCACTTGTGCCATTTCTGTTAGCGAATCAAGGAACAGAGTTTGAATGTGTCTTGCTTCGGCGCTTTTCATGAACCATGTAAAAGCTTCTTTCAGGTTCGCGTAAGTGTTGATTGGAATATAAGGAATGTTATCTCGCTTCAACGATAGCAAACCATTTTCCCCTGAAAAAATGAACGGCCCCGGCGCTGTGATCGCAAGGCGAGTCTTACCAACTCCAGATGGGCCATATACCAAAGTTTTGATTCCATCTTTAGCGGTTATTTTGCTTGTGCTGAAGACTTGCACGGTTCCTCTTTCTCCGCTTTTTTAGCGAGTTGTTCAGTTGCTTCAGCTATTGTTTTCCCATAACCGCTTGCAATATGGTTTCCTCTATCGTTGTCATACAGGCGAGCAACGAAATTTCCATCGACGTAAATCAATAACGTTGCAGTCTTATTTCTTTTTAGGTATTCTTCGATTTGATTCATTGCTTCGCCTTCGGTTCGATGATTTCCAACGAAGGCTTTCCCGGTTTAATTGTTAAGCAACCATCAAAAAGTTTTTGTGTTTCCGAATCTGCGTTTTTGTAGGCAGTTTCAGAAAGTTTCGGTTCCCATTTAACAAGAACATTTGCAACTTCGGGTAGCATAATTGCAATTAGAGCATTAACTTGCCCTTCTTTGTTGTTTAACTTGTAATCTAATTTTTTGGTTGCCTTTAATGCATAGCCGTTTGCAATTTCAATTGTTTCTGATCCCGCATCTTTATCAGCGCTGAACAGTTCCTTCACAAGTTCATCGCGCAATTTCGATTCAGCTTCCTTTGCTCTTTCAAGCATTTGCTTCATTTCAAACCAAACCGTTAGCTTGGCATATTGAGCGGCTGTTAGAGGCATACGGGCAAGCCTAGACGCCGAGGCCAAATCTGTCAAGAAAATTCTTTGCACAAAATTTTGCACTTGATTTTGCAGCGGGCATGGTGCTAGGGTCGCATCTTATGAAAAAACAGCCTTCGCCCGCATCATTGCGGCTTGACTTGCCGCCCGATGAAAATCTCATTCTCGAACAACTTCAATTAGCTTTGAAGGAACATTTGAAAGTCAATTATATTTCAAAGGCTTCAACTATTCGGTTTCTGATCCGAAACGGCAGCATACCTACAACTGAGCACACACAAAGCCGTTAAAGGATCGCTGAAAATGCCTTGGACTAACGTTTTAACGAACGAAGATATTGCATTTGCGAAAAAATTGCAAAAACGTGCCCGCGAACGCAAATGGTACGCTGATAACGCCGAAGCTGAAAAAGCGCGGCGCATAACTTATCGTTCGAATAATCCGGAAAAAGTTAAAGCCGCTTATAAAAAATGGTATGAAGCTAATCCAGAAAAGGCTCGCAAAGCTACAAACGATTGGTTAGCGAATAACAATGGAAAAAATAAAAATCGAACGTATAACATCAAATCAAAATATGGACTTACAAATGAACAATGGACTGATTTATTTGTTCGTCAGGCTTGTTGCTGTGCAATTTGTGGAGTACATGAAACTAAGGTTTGGCACACAGACCATTGCCACAAAACGAATAAAGTTCGTGGAATATTGTGTGCAAGTTGCAATCCGGGGTTAGGAAGATTCAAAGATTCCATTGAAATAATGAAAGCGGCAATTGCTTATTTGGAGCGCATAAAATGAATAATCTTTTGTGCGAACTTAAAAAATATCCAAATTTTGTTGTCTGTTACACCTTGGACAAAATACCATTGAATCCAGTAAATGGGGAACGAGCGGCGGTTAATGATCCTTCAACATGGAGTGATTATGCAACTGCAACGGCTTGTCTAGTCCAAGACTCGCGGCTAACGTTGGGATTCGTATTGACTTCAGATGATCCTTACGTTTGCATTGATCTTGATACCTATAAAACAACCGATGCGGTGATTATTCAAAAACACAAAACGATATACGAAACGTTCAATTCATATTCAGAGCTATCGCCCCAAGGCGGCGTTCACATTTGGGTAAAAGGGAAATTGAATGCCGGTAAAAAGCTATCAACTGAATACATCGAAGTTTACTCCTTTTCAAGATACATTACAATAACCGGAAACTTTTTGAATGACAATCAGATTGTCGAACGACAAAACGAATTAGAAGCTTTGGTTGGGCATATTGAAACTGTTGTTGCCTCAAGTTGGGTTGGCGCGGCGCAAACAAAAACAGACAACGAAGTATGCGCTCTTGCTGCGGGTCGCTCAACTGGAGCAGCGTTTACACGTCTTTGGTATGGAGATTGGCAATCTATTTATCCAAGTCAATCAGAAGGAGATTTGGCGTTTTTGAATTATGTGGCATTTGAAACGGACAACAAGGAACAAGTTGCGCGAATTTATTTCAACTCGCCGCTGTTCCAGAAATCACCGAAGAGAAAACGCAAAGCTAGACCCGATTATTTGTTTCATGAAAAATATGGACTGATCACTAAGGCTTTTGATCAAAAGAATTACTTCCCTGAATTAGAAGCGATGGTTAAGGCTCATGTTGACGCTAAGGTTAATGAACAAATCGCAACGCCAATAATGAAAGATTTTGACATTAAAGATTCAATCCGCGAATCGCTTCCTCAATTCATCAAAGAACCGCTGAACGAATTTTCCTTCAATGAACTTCCCCCCGGACTATTGGGCGATATTGCAATTTTCATTTATCAAAATGCAGTTC